TGGGATTATAAGCTGGTGGGCTAGTCCGTCGATCTTCAGTACACCCAATGCCTATAGCTTGTATACTAGAACCCCAACCGCTTGCTTTTGGATAATTTAAAAACTTACTTCTTCTAAGATTAAAAGTCTCTAGTCCGTTGGAACAACTACCAGGAGTATTAGTATCTTGAGTGGTAAAACAAGTACAACACCCTAATTCTGCTATTTTTACTTTTGGTAAAAATGGGTTTTTTCCTGCAATATATCCACCAAAAAATTGTCTCTTAGAAATATTAATACGTCTTTGTAGAGTATCATATATTCCACCACTTAAATGTGGAAATTGAGTACATTGACAAGGATAGGTATTATAATCTCTGGAACAATCAGAACCAGGAGTATCAAATATATTTGATATACAACTTTCTTCGAAAGAAGACTCTTCTGCTGAACCATCTGGTTTATTTACTCTTCCAAAGAAATAATCACATGTTTTTATTCCTTTGGGATTTATATACCCGGGACACTGACTTGGTGTGCGGTTATAATTAAAAACATATTCTGGTGGATACCATATAAAATTACAAGATGAATATCTGTAAATAAAATAAATTGGAGGGGCTGCTGGGTTACCACCACTAAATACACATTTTTTACATGGGTCTTGACCGGTTGGTAAGTTGACATCATTACCATAATCACCTGCATCAAGACTTTTTACTAAATTTGTAACATCTTTTGTTCCATAATATACTTCGGTAGTATCTAATTCTGGATCTAATACTAGCGTATTATCTTTATAATTAACATTACTTAATAATAATTCACTATTGCTTATTTGTTGTTTTGTGCCACCATAAATTGGATCACAAAGACTAATGCATTCTTCAGAACAATTTTCACAAATATTAGTATTCTTATTTTGACAATTTATACTATTATCAGCATCAACACAATCAATATCAATATTATTATCTTCTAAACATTTTTTGCATCTACTTAAAAATTCTAACGACTTTTTAAATCTTAAATTTTGAAAATTGCCTGGTATCTTATTTTGTAATACCTGTTTTTCATTTGCTTTTGTTATTTTGTTTTGACTAACATCTAGTGTATTCAAATACCCTAATGTAGCTACTTTATAATCACCTGTATACGCAGTAGAATTTTTAAAAAATTTCTTTACAAAAGTTTTAAACACAGATGGTACATTATTTGGTAATATTTTTTTGGGTCCCGTCCCATCTAATGGACACGGTCCAACTCCATCACATGGTGTACCTCCAGGGGGTATACACCCTGGACCATTACCCTGATTTTGGCATCGGCATGTCCCAGCACAACCTCGTGGATCATCACTCGAAGGAGCTAGACAACAACATGCACCACAAACTGGTGTGGCTTTACCAGGTGGATCCCATCTAAACGAAGCACCCCAATCATAAAATGGAGTATTGAGTGGACCAGGATCGGGGGAACCACATTCACATCCACGACGAGAACATTGTCGACAGCACGGTGGACACACAAGATCACCACCCCCACCACCCCCACCAGGACCACTACTGGTTGAAGATGCTGCTATTGCAAAGTTTCTAGTAGTTGATTGAGAACCCGGGCGATTAATTTTTAATACAATTAAATCCTGATCAGATACTGGACATGCACTATCTAATTCAGTATCAAATAAAGTTACGAATTGATCTTTTAAAATTGGGTCACAGCATGTACCCGTAGTACAACAGCATTTTCTTGTTATCATAAATTACTCACTAGTTACATCTATTTAGGTGCTCAAATAAAAAACCACCCCATTACTGGAGTGGTTTTTGAAAGGCTAAACTTTTTTGAAAGTTTAGCGGGAACGCGTATTTTGCAGACGATAGAAGGTACGACCCTTCTTGGTCTCACGAACCACGTCCATACGATGACCGAAGGTGTCAAATGCTTCACGAAGATCGCTCATCGTGGCACGGACATTTCGAATCTTGAACATGGATCGTGCCTTGCCCTCAGTCAAGGTGTTTCCCCGTGACATATAGTTGCAAACACGCTGAATCTTAGTCGGACGCTTGATATTAGTAACATTCATAGTAGTAACCTTTCTATATTGCATATTATAATACAAATGAAGGTTATTGTCAAGCCCTTATTTTAATAAAAAAATATTGTCTTTTGGGTCATTTGTATTCATAAATAGTTCTAACGGAGGCTCCTACGCCATGACTCACAAACACCGTCAGTTTGTCTCCCATGTACGTAAACATTTAAAACTTTACAATGGAAAATTGGTCATAGGGCGCGGTAAAGCGATAAATGTTGAAGGTAGCCGTTGTTCCGGGTGTTTTGATGACAATAACATAACAATTTCTGTAGCCCGAAAAGCACCAAATTTTTTAGATGTGCTCTTACACGAATATTGCCATTTTTTACAATGGATTCAAAAATCAAAAATTTATAATACAGCCGATAGACATTGTTCTATTGTAGTTGATTGGTTTGGTGGAAAAGAATATTCAGTTAAAACTATCAAAAAAGCATTTTACTGGGTTCGTAAGATGGAACGTGAATGCGAACAATTTGCTGTAAAATTAATACACAAGTACGATCTTCCGATTGACAAAAAGAAGTATATCAAGCAAGCAAATTGTTATATCTATACTCATTTTATCATGGAAGAAACACGCAAATTTTGGATGTTTAAAAAGAACCCATACAAGAATAAAGCAGTACAAAAAACCATGCCTTCAAATTTTAAGGCACAGAGTCATAGCACGCTACCTAAGAATATTAGAACAGCCTTATTACGCTGCGTCTAATTTTCTTATTTCTTCCCATCGATCTTCTTGGGGAAAATAGCCTTTATGGATAAGTTCGGTGATGAAATCATCCATCATTCCCAAAACTTCTTTATCCACAGGGCATATTTGTTCCCCGTTCAATTCAATGGGGCCCGTGCCAGACTTAAGTCCATCACAAACTGCTAGATCGCATTGTTTCACAAGGTCATCTGTATATTCCAGTAGACTAGCTACTTGGTAAAATAGATCCTTACGAGAAGGATCTATTTCTTTGCGAGCCAACAAACGGATTTCGTAGGTTAGTTCTGTTATTTTCATGTCAGGCGAAGCAGATACTTTGTATGCTGAAGAACAGCAAGCATCTCATCTCTGATATTTAGTAGCTCTGTGTCATTTTCTGACAAATTTGTTGTCATATTTTCAAGGTATCGAATACCATCCTGAAGAACTTCTTTAACATTTTTCTCTGAATAATTTTCAATATTAATCTTAAAAGTTTCTTTGGCGTTTACATTTCCGTATTTACCGAAGTAAGTCTCTACAAAGTTGTCTACAATGCCGTCTAGATCCTTGTAGGCGTGTCCTAAGGCTTTATGCTCGGAATAGGACTTAGTTTGCCAATGAAGCAGTCTCAATTGATTCTGCAGGGTTAATAGGGGTGTGATTATTTGCATACCAAATATTTATCAATTGCTTGATTAGGATTCGAACCTAAACAAAAACCTTCAAAGGGTTCGGTGCTACCGTTACACCATCAAGCAAAAAAGCCCCAAATTTTTATACTCCGAGGCCCAGAGTTTGTGTGATTTTGGAACAATAAGAATTCATCAAAATTCCACTAGCAGTACCAACATTAATACTTCGCACAGAACCGTACTGTGGAATATACAAAATATCATTACAGATATTTAAAATTTCTGCTGGTACACCAATTTGTTCTTGCCCAAAAATCATTATGTAATGAATATTTGGATCAAAATCATAAGTACTTACATCCTTAGCAGTAGGAACATTATCGATTCCTATGAGTCGGATCTGTCCTCCGGTGTCACGTGATTTGGATTCAATAAACGATCCAAAATCATCAATAGTTCGTACATGACGAAAATTGGTATAGTGATGAGTGCCAACAGTGCCACGCCTATCATATTTTTTGTTGCCATAGATAATTACTTCTTTCGCCAGAAACGCATTAGCGTTTCGTATAACGGTGGCAATATTAAAATCATTGCCAATATTACAACAGACAACTGAATAATTAAAACGCTTATCGTCCAAATCGGATAATATTGCATCATGCTCCCAATAATGGTAATGATCAATTATATTACGTGTTTCCATTGGTTAATCCTCTAATTTAAGAATTCCGTCATCACTTGTATAAAAGATATCATGAAAAATATCAGCACACCATTTGTGACATATTGGACATGGTTTAGCATTTCTGTAAACACCAAACCGATTAAATCTAAAATTAAGAAGGACTAATTTTTTATCACGATAACTTCTTGGAATTTTTCTGAATGCATCTAACTCAGAATGCATCTCAGGATACCTATACCCAAGTTTTACACTTTGTGGATGAGTCTTATACTCATTCTGCCCAATAGCAACAATTTCTTTTTTGTACAAAATAATAGAAATATGTTTTTTTTGTCTTTCCATTGCCATTGATATAGGTTTGGCAATAGGAACATAAAGTTTAGTTATCGTGTCAATATCCAATTTAATCCATCGTCAACTTTAACTTCGATGACTTCGAAGGAGCAACGATACCTTTGTTAAGGTTAGCATCATATTGATTCTTCAGTGCAGCTACTGGGCTTACATGAAAAACAATAAATGATTTTGGAATAGTAACACCTTTAGAAATGTCTGTATACATCATCCAAGGCATCATACCAATTTGCCCTTGTTCCATTGGAATTAAAACTGCTGGGTCTTTAAAGACATATCCAGTTTCAGTTTCTTCATATCGAGTCAAAATTTCTTCGCCTGAGTTTAGTCTAAATAGTTGAACGTTCATTGTATGTTTCCTTTGTCATATTATACCATGAACTGCAGCAAAGTCAAAGGTTAATATATGCTAAGATTTAAACAATTTTTGCTTGAAGATACTGGCGAAGTAAAACAACCAGTTAACACATATCATCAAAATTTTCATAATAAATTAGAAAAAGAATTTGGAAAAGAATATGCAATAATGATGGGTGCAGCAGAACGAAATGGTATTAACAAAGAAGATTATGATGGTCTAGCAATGTTAGGTGCAATACGACGAGCAGAAAATGGGAGACAGGGTCGCGAATTTGGTGTATTAGATCCAAAAGCCATGGGACAACCAGGAGATACTCCTGAAACGTCTTTAGATCGTCAGGCTGGTTGGGCTGCAGCTTCTATTATTTCTAATAGAAAACGTTATGAAGCATCTGATAAAACATTATCATTTGAAGACTTTATGGGAGCCCGATGGGCACCACCAAATGTTGCAAACGATCCAACTAAGTTAAATCAAAATTGGGCTGGTAATGTTAAAAAATTTAAAAGTGGATTTTTAAATTGTGAAGGTGGAGTATGTACACCAGTCGCAGAACCCAAGCCTGTTCCACAAACTCCTATTAAACCAACAGAACCACCAAAAGTAGAACCTGTAGTAACTCCAAAAGTTACACCAACTCAAGACCCTAATAGTCCAATTATTCCACCATTATTAAATGAGCCACCTAAACAGAAAGGGAAGCGACGGTAAACCACATAGGTTCATTTCCTAACTTCCACTTAGCAAATTTAGCTTTCTCTCCAAGATAATACGCACGATATGCGGCTACTCCATCTACGTTCTTATATTGTTCTGGCATTGCTTGTGCAAAGTCAGTACAAATAGTATTTGGGAGATTGCTTGGTGCATTTTTAGTAAACCAATATGCCATATCAGTAGATTTATGGATTTTACCACAATAACGACTACTATATTCATTTGTTAATTCAAATGTATGATTAGCCAACCAATAATAATTTGATTTAGATGCTCTTGCCCAAATAGTACATGGGTGATTATGAAAACATGGTTTGTACAATGTTATTTTATTTTCTTGTACCGTATCTAAAGAATGAACTGTTGAAAGCATTTGACAACCTTCAAGAATCATTTTTACAACATGTTTATCACACATCATCTGTGCAGCAATAAGCGGATCTTTATCTAAAGCAAAAATATTCATATTTCATTCTCTTCAAAAATGTTGTTGAT